AGCATGAGTGTTTCGGCCCATATCTGAGCAACCTCGTCCTTTGTAATCTGCCATGCCTTTTTACGTGAGCTACCGCTGACTGGAATAGGCCAAAAGCGCCTGTTGCCAGTGATGTCTCGAAGAAAGCCGGACTCCGCATTTGTCGATCCGACAATGACGCACTGCCGAGGGTGGCTCTCCACGCTCACGCCGTAGCTGGCGCGATACTTATCGTCCACACGGGAGATGAAGGACTTCACTGTTTCGACATCCGCCTTGCGCATTCCGGCAAGTTCGCCAAGCTCCAGTATCCAATAGCCCTGCAGCTTTTCGGGTCCTGCCTTATCGCGCATATCCGTAAGTGTCAGGCTGTCCGAAAACCACTCGCCAGCCAGCTTTGCAAAGAAGGTCGATTTGCCGATGCCCTGAGGTCCGTTCAATATTGGAACACTGTCGAACTTTGTGCCGGGGTGATAGATTCGAGCGACTGCCGCCACCATTGATTTGCGACTGACTGCTCTTGTGTAAGTAGTGTCCGCCGCGCCGAAGTAATCAATGAACAGCGTTTCCACGCGGGGAGTGCCATCCCAAGCGGGCAGTTTCTCCAGATACTCCTTAATTGGGTGATATGCCTTTTCAGCGGCGACCGCCAACACAGCATCCTTCGTCTTGGTAGGTGAATAGAGGCCGTAGGTGTTTGACAGATACACCTTGAGCGCGGCGTTGTCGGAGTCGTTCCATCCGTCCTTAAGCTGCTCCCACGGCAGACCGCCCTTTGCGTCGATGCCATCACGGTGACAGTTGAACGCGATATGCTGCAGAGCCTCATCGTGGCGCAGGATAAGTACAAGATTGTCGAGTGTATCTTTGACGTGTCCCTGTTTGTCCAGCACCAGAGCCTTCTGCCAATCGGCATCGGAGAAGTCGGCGTTTGCCTGTTCCATGCGCTCCGTCGCAAGCTGCGACTTTACGTCATCATCCTTTATTGCAAAATCCGTCATAGCGGCAAAGGACTTTTTCTCGTCGTCGCCACCGAATTTGTGTATGCGCACGAGGTCAAAGGCGTTTAGTAACTTTCCGCAAGCAGGGTCTGTCGCATGATGGCTGTAGGTGAACTTGTCATCGTAAACAACGACACCGGCAGTGCCCTCACCGAGGATATAATCGTAACGGCTTTCTATAACCGAGGGCGAATAAACCTCCGGCAGAAACTTCTCGATTGCCGATGTAATTGAGTAGGCACGACAGAACGCGCCGACCACACCTCGCTTCGATAGCGGGTCTTCCTGCTTTGCCACCTCACGTTTCACCGCTTCCGACTGTCGTGAGGAGGTAGGCCATTGAGAAACATCGCGCCAATCGGCGTACATACCGAGATACTTATCCACCTTGAGCGGGTCGCCGGATTGCTCATCGAAAACGAACTCGCCGTTCGACGGGCAGGAAGCCCAATACATCATGCGATTGGCTTCATAGGTGGAATCGTCAAAATAGTCCATGCCGATTTGCTTTGCGACCATCCTCATAGCTGCGGGATACTCGTCCTCGCTGACCTCATGGTCGAAAAGAATGACGATGCGGAAGCGCGGCGTTTCGGGTGTGTGGCTATGTGTGGAATAGAGAAAATAGGTAACGCCGTCGAGTGCCGTGCGGACGATGTTTTGGAAATCCGCATCGGCGGGTACACTGTCTGCGTCGAGCAAGCCCAATGTGCGAAAGGTCACGTTCCCGTTTTTGCGGATTCCGTCCTTCAGCCAGCCACCGACCAGACCGCCGATGTCCTTGAGCTCACCGCGCTGTGCTTTTGACAGCTTCGGGTATTCCTCCGCCGTTTCAGAGGTGCGGATGGGATTACGGTTACGGTCGGTGATATATGCCCATTCCAGCTCCTTGTTCTTATATTTCTTGTCCGTCCTGCGATTGCAGACAGATATTTTAACCAGCATTGCAGACACCTCCTGTAGCCTGAACTATTTCTCGTTCTCTCATTTCAATTTTTTCTTTAAGTTCGCGGAGCGGCCCTTTCCAGAAGGGCTTCACAAAGACTTTTCTTCCGTCGGCAAAATTACGCCAATGTCCTATAACGTACCAAACAAGGGCATGGCGGGTGAAGGTCTTGGACTCGCCATACATAGCAGCGTTCATTTCATCACTGTTGATAACGTGCACCTTGATGTACTTTACGCGATTCTTACGTTTGCCTGTCCGCGTGGGTACATCAGTAGTGTCCGGCGCTGTTCTTGGGTGGCGAAACACCTCACGCATGGTCGGGTGCAGGAGAGCAATCTGAATTCCGTACCACGTTTCCAAAAAGGCTATGGCCATTTGCGCTACCTGCTGCATAGTTACAGTTTCCTTGGCCTGCTGAATGTATTTTTCGGGCAAGCCATGATAAGCCATTCCACTGAACAGGATACTGTCTACGCCTTTTACCACATGAAAAGGAATAAAAGAATATGCACCGTTGATAGGGTCGTTGACGATAGCGCCAACTGTAACCGGCTCGTCAATCTCAGCCAAACGAAGCCGTTCTGCATAGTCTGAGAAAATGACTACTCTGTAAGACACGACCTTGCCGTTACTACAGCATTCGGTTTCGTCGATAACGATTCTGCAATCCAAAAGCGGAATCGTACCTGCAAAAAAGAGGTCAGATGGGATAGAGACGTTTTCGGTGCTCTTTTCCCACAAGTGAATAAGCCGACTATCTTCATCGCCAGTCAGCTTTATTACATCGCTGGGGCGTGATGCGATTATACGGTTCCACACCTGTTGGCTCATTTCTTCTGACACCACCTGTAGCTTCACGTCGTTCATAGCGGAATTTTTAGGAGTTATTCCGTTAATGCTTCTGATTTCATTGACCAGTTTTGCTTGCTCCTTATAACCCACACCCTTAGGAGCGGTAGCGAGACCCTCTGCAACAAACTGCCAGAAGTCCTCATCTGTCATTTCCTCTAAAGCGGATTTGAATTTTGCATATTCTTCTCTGGACAGGACTTGCGTCATATTGACAATCAAGCATTCCTGAACTTCCTGCCTGTTATAAGTGCTGTTCATTCTGTTACCTCCTCGCATTCTTCGGTAAAGTATCGCAGGCGGTAGCTTTTCCACTTTGCCCGCTTGATTTCGGCTTCCATGCCGGATGAGATGTTGCAGCCGAATACCCAGACCTCCGAGCACTTGCTCATCAGGGCATTTCCGAAAAAAAGCCCCAGCTCGCGCTCCTTCGGATTGTCGTCATTCAGAAACTGCGGAAATAGCAGATGCGGTGCGATGGGTATGTAGCCCTTGTCCACAGCATATCTGCTGTAACGCCGCGCCGCCGAGATATTACCTTCCACATCACCCGAAAACGGTGAACAGATATACACGATAGGTCGGAAGGCACGAAGCGCACGTTCCTCTTTTTCAATCATTGTCATAGCTTCAAAGGCGGTAGGGTCGTAATAGCCCTCGCTGTTGAATTTGTTTATACTCAATGGGAACACTCCTTTCACGACGAGCTTCTTGTCCGTCTCTACTACCCACTGGAAAAAAGAAGCCCCGTCGTACAAAAATCCTCTAATCTTTTTTATAAAAATCTGTCTCGTAGCCATCGGCGCGTAGCAGTAAGCCCTCTGCCCACGGCGGAGTTCTGCCCATTTGCTCACAAACAGCACTAAGCGACATACGCAGGTCAGCCTCAATAACAAGCTCATCGTGTATGTGCATGACAATGGAGCAGCAGCGTAGTGTCTTCATGGCATAGCAGAGAACGTCGCGGGAAATCGCCTGAACGATATTTTCAACGAGCTTCGGACCGTAGGAGTCAAGCCGCTCCCATTTCTTTGTGCCGCCGACGCCTTCGTAGGTGATGCAATGCCCACCGAACTGGTTTTCACCGATGCGTGGCTTTACATAGGCGAGCTGTCTGCCGGACGGGAGCACGATAAACAGCATCGCACTCTGGCAGTAGAACTTGATGCCGTGAGTGACGCTGATGCGTTTGTCCCGAACTGCCTCCGTAGCAGCGCGGTCAACATCCCACCAGAACTGCACAATGTGTGGATTTGCCTGCCGCCACGCTGTAACCATCGGCTGAAGCTCATCTTCAGTCAAGCCAATATCAAGAGCGCCCATTGCCTTGAGCGCACCAACTGAGCCGCCATAACCGAGCGCGAGTTCTGCAATTTTGCCTTTCTGCCGTAGGTGACCGTTAATGCCATGCTTCTCGACAGGCACCTTGAACATCTGTGATGCGGACGCGCAGTAAATGTCACCGCCGCCCTCAAACACATCCTGTCGCCATTTTTCTCCGGCAAGCCATGCGATGACACGGGCTTCGATGGCACTGAAGTCGGAAACGATGAACTTTGCACCATCTCTCGGTATAAAAGCAGTGCGTATAAGCTGAGATAGTGTATCCGGCACATCCTCGTAGAGCATTTCAAGAGCATCAAAGTCGCCGACACGAACAATGCTTCGGGCTTCAGCCAAATCCTCCAGATGGTTTTGAGGTAGGTTTTGCATCTGGATGAGCCGACCTGCCCAGCGGCCTGTGCGATTCGCGCCGTAGAATTGAAACATCCCACGAGCGCGACCGTCGGCACAGACCGCGTTTTCCATCGTCTGATACTTTTTCACTGATGATTTCGCAAGCTGCTGCCTGAGTAGAAGCACATCTGAGAGTTCAGGCGGTGCTGTTTTTAGTAGCTCCACGACTGCTTTTTTGCCGAGTGTGTCAGTCTCCATACCGTTGTCGGCAAGCCACTGCTTCATCTGCTGTACTGAGTTGGGATTATCAAGCTCGGTAATGTGCTTCATAGCAGCAGTGAGTTCGGAGCGGGAGCGACCGTCTATTTCAATGGCTTCTTGTACCAGCTCCATATCCAAAGCAACACCTCGGTCGTTTATCTCTTGGTCGAGGTGATATTCGTCCCAAATGGACTCTGGTACTGGAAACTTGGCAAGCCGCGCCTGTATAGAAATTTCTGCCTCCACATCGCGGATATTGTATTTTTTAAACGCCGCCCACTTGTCCGGAGCGTGATATGGATAATTTCGGATTCGTTCACCGTTAGCTTTTGTGGGCGTACATGGCTGACAGAAGTATTTGATGAGGTCTTTGCCTTCGGTGAGCTTCTGCTTATCCAGCTTGAGCACTGCGCCGACGCCCTCCAGCGAAAGCGGCAAGCCCATCGTCGCCGCCCAGACCATAGAGCAGTGCCATGAAGCAGGATCAATGTACTCGCCAGCCTGCAGCCCAATAAATCGCGAGAGGCAGACCCTCTCGAAGCTGGCGTTGAACGCCCACTTTGTCACAGCCTCATCGGTGAGAGCGGCAATAACATCGGCAGGTATCTTCTCACCGCAGGCAAGGTCAATAACCTGCACAGCACCACCGTCCACAGAATAACCGAACAGCAATATTTCAAAATCCGGCGCTTCGACATAGCGGTAAACGCCTGACTTGGCAAGGCTCGCGCTGGAAAATGTCTCAATATCTATACTGAGTGATTTCATTTCGTCCTCCTAAACGGACAGGGCGGCATTGAACAAGTCGCCGCCGCCCTGAATTCTTTTAGTTGTTGTCCTGCTATTTGACAGCTATTTTCTCTTTATGCGCCTTGACCTTTTTGCAGATGTAGGTAACCAACTGGTAAATCCAGTATCCAAAAGACCAGCTCATCAAGCCGACAAGTGCTCCGAAAGCTCCGCATACAACAAAGTGCTTTGCAAATTCGTAGAATTCCATATCAGCACCTCATCAGTTCAAGAACTCGTCGTCATCGTCAGTGGCGAAGTCGGACTCAGCACTTACCTTACTGCCGAGAGGCTCACCGTCGCGCACCTTCTGAAGGTTGTTGAGACCGCAGGCGATGCCCTTGTTGCCGTTGCTGTTAAAGGCATAGAAGCTGATGCTGGCTCTGCCATACACGCCGGAATACACCTCGGAGCGGGTCAGAATCGGATTGCGGTCAGCATCAACGATACCGGGAGCAGTCGCTGAATTGGCGTTGATGAAGTAGCTATTCACATAAGCCTCGTCATCAGGGCGCTCCGAATCACCATCACGAAGGGGCGTCTTGAGTGCAGCCATCGGGGGGATGGACTTTCCGTTGCCCTTGAGCTTGGACTCACCCTCATGGTAGGCGGCTTCAATTGCTGCTTTAACTTTTGCGACCGTCTTGGTATCGGACTTCGGGATGATGAGGCTGACCGAGAACTTCGGAGTGCCGCCGTTGATAGACTTTGCCTCCCAGACGTTAGCGTAAGACCAGCGGGTTTCAGGACCAGTGATAACCTTCATCGGGTTGTTTACCTTGTTTGTGTTGTTATTCATAATCGTTTTCCTCCATAAAATCATTTTTGGCTGTGTTCATCGCCGGACGCTTATCGATCTCCGGGACAAGTGTGGGTTTACCCTGCGGTTTTTCGATATACGCCGCGAGGAGTTCTTCAAAGCGGGATTTGCCGAGCAGCTTCTGCATGGCGGTGACGCCGAGCACCTTGCGCTCGTAAGGGTCAAAGCCAGCGTCAGTGACAGCACCGGCGACCGCTGTTTCGTTTGTGTATTTGCGGTTGGAGCGACCTTCGACCAGTTTCCAGCCGTTCCATTCCTTACCGCTGATAGCCTGTTGCAGTGCGTAGTCCTTGATATCCGATGCCCATGCGACGAGGTCATCAACGCGGGAGAGAATTTCTTCGACCTCCTCATCTGTCAGCAGAGGAGGCGGCTTGAAGTCATAGCGGGCAAGCTCCATGTTTGCGTCAGCTCTGGCGCGGCAGTCATGCTTTGCCTTGCAAAAGCCGCACCATTCACCGCAGAGAAAGTTACCATCACCGGCGAAGGCAAGGTCGGCTTTGGGCTTGAGCACTTCGTCCGCCCAGCGGTAGAGCTCGTCCTTAGAGAGCTCGTAAATGCTGACATTGTCCCGGCGCGGCTGATAGATGGTCATGCGAACGGCGTCAATGTCGTAGGTGCCGTCGAAAAGCTCCAGCGCACCGAGGGCATAGCACTGCATCTGCGGGTTTTCTTCCGCGCTCACGAGAACGCCCAGACCATGCTTGTAATCGATGATCTGCAAGGTGCCGTCTGCGATGATGATGCAGTCGGCTGTACCGAAGCCGGACTCTACCCAGCGGGAGAAATCCACACGCTGCTCAATCAGGACGACAGGGTCAGCGCAGGTCTTCTTTGCGGCTTCCACCTGTTCGAGAACGTAGATGGCATAACCGCTTGCGCAGTCGCTCATTTCCTCGTTGAACCATGTGAGGTTCTCGGTCGGGTCGGTCGCTTCCTTACCCAGCGCCTGACGTAGCTTGTATTCACAAAGCTCGTGAGCATCAGTGCCTTCGGCAGCGTAATCGCTGCCCTTATCGCCGTAGCTCTCGCAGAGCCGAGCGGACGGCGGACAGTGCAGCCAGCGGTCGGAGCTTGAGGCGGAGAGAATGGCGTGTCCTTTAGGTGGCATTGTTCAATCCCTCCACATCTGCAAGCAGCGCCTTATAATTTGCCGGATCAACGCCCGATAGCTTGTCGGCACCGTACTTCTGGAGCAGAGAACGAATCTGAGCGGTGAAGCCAGCACGGGACTTGTCCGCAAGAACGGCTCTGACTGCTTCCAGCGTCAACACCGGCTCGGTAGGCGCAGCTTCTGGCTCTGGTTCACCACCGCTGAACTGCTCCGCCAGCCAGTTAGCCGCGTCGCTGATAGCAGCAGCACACTTGCGCAGTTCTTCGATAGTCGCGGACATCTCGCTCATTTTGCTCATCTGTTTTTCCTCCTTCCGTGGCTTTACTCTGGGCTGCGAGGATAGAGAGATTTCTCGCCAGCCGTTTGGACACGACGCTGATCGCAAGCAAAGTGTCAATCAGTTCCTCGTCGGTGTCGGTCATTTGTCTCTTGTCGTTCATTCGGGCTTCCTCCAATCTGGGGACGTTTCGTTTTTCCCTGTCCTCACTACCCACTGGAAAAAAAGAAGCCCATCGTACAAAAAAACAGAAAAATAATTTTGCCCTCCAGCAGATTTCTTTGAAGGAGGGCAAAACCGTGTGATTACATGAGACCTAAGATGCGTTTGCGGAGCCGGTCAAGCACCTGCTTTTCGCGGTAGACCGCTTTGGACTTATACCAGTCACCACCGAATTCACGCTGGAGGGTATCGGCGATTTCCATTTTTGAGCTGCCCTCCATAATGAGCTCGCAGATGCGTTTGCTTTCGGGGTCTTGCTCTGCCAGCTCGTCAAGGAGCCGTTCGAGCAGAAGCCTGTCCACAAGGACGTCGGCAAAGCTGCCGTCCGGGTCCTCAAGAGTATCCAAAAGGCAGAACTCCTCACCAGTTGCGTTTTCCATCGGCGCATCGAGCGAGACGGTGTTACCAGCGGCGTGATATTCGCACATGGCGCAGTCGCCGTCGCATATCCAGAGTTTGGACTTGGGACATACGCACTGACCGTTCTTATGAGCTTCCTTCTGTAAGCGCCAGATGGGGCGGTAGTATTCGCTATAAACTTCTTCAGTTACCGGTACCCACTGTTTGGTGTTGCGGATGTAGATTTTTCGTTGATTGTCTTGGTTTTGCATTAGGTTTTCTCCTTCCGGCGTTTAAGCCGAAGCGGAGATAACCCACATAACTGCCAGTTCTAAATTTCATAGATGGTCACCTCATACGGATTTCTCCGCTTCACATCGGTGACCAGCCGTTCGCAGCTGGCACTCTATTTTTTTTCTCGCCGTCACAACGACTACGAACGCATCTCCGTGGCCACAAAGATGAGCCGTTGATCAGACAGACCTTTTTACGTCTTGTCCGGGACGATCGTGCTAGTTGTCGTTTGCGATGAGTTCTAATTCCCCGAATACCTCGCTGAAATAACAGGAACTGAGGTCGTACAGCCCTTGGGCGTCGTAGCGCCGGAAGACCGAATCGACCACTTCATTTCCGTACTGCTCGGCAACTGTTGCCGTGGCATTCTCGATGTTGATTAGCCACATTTCTTTCTCAGGTTTTGTCATGTAATCACCGTTTTTCTTTGGAGTCGCTTCCGGCAAAGCCTCGTCAGGAAGCGGAAACGCTGTTGTACAAGCACTCGCGATTGCTTGGTACACATTTATTCTAATCTGAAAGGCGTTTGGTCTACAGAGATAGGACTGGGTTATAACTCGGTTGTGGCTGGCACAAACCAGCAAGTCAGCATTAATAAAGTTCCGCTGGAGATTTCTCCATTTGATATTGAAATTTGCTGATATTTGTGATATAATAAATATGTTTTGGTGTATCATGACGTCGTTATGGATCACGCAAGGAGGAAGAGCATGGTCTTCAGCTACAACAAATTATGGAAATTACTGATTGATAAACAGATGATGAGAAAAGACTTGATGAGCATGACATCTATTACGTCGACAACAATGGCAAAGATGACTAAGGGCTTACCGGTAAGCATGGATGTGCTTGGACGAATCTGCGATGCTTTACATGTCAATATAGGAGACATCGTGGATTATGTAGGCAAGCCACAGAACGACTAATTTGGTTTTGAAGGAGGCGCATAGAGTGAAAGTGCTTTGTTACGGGTCGTTTTTGACCGTACTGGTATATAATCAAGCGCATAGTTCTACTCAAAAGAAGCTGTGTGGTACTATGCTGCTGTCCCTCGACCCGAATGACGACAGAAGAGATGATGACGGATTTGCATCAGCATTAGCACGCGGCAAATCAAATCTTCCAGATGCTGCCCTTGATGCAGTCCCGGATGCTGACCCCAAGAAGATTACGGAGTATTTCAAGACAAGAGTCCTCCCCCTGCTTGACGCCAACAAAAAAGCCGCTGTAGTAGCGGCTCTAAAAGACATTATTTCTTCAGACGAGAATATACTTGGCGATACCGTTATTGAGACAGTTAATGGCATCAAGAAAAACGATCTTCCTCAAAGGCAGCATTTTGTATATGAAGAATTCCTTGCGGGCGTTTTCCTTTATACCTGTATCACGCCGAAAAACGCTGGAAACATGCAGAACGTTAAAGAGCTCACGGATGAGTATCTTTCTTCGTTTGATGCAGAAGCTGCCGATATAATTTTTGTGCCAGACCACAACGAACTGGATGCCGCCTTCGCAGAGGAAATAGCGGTTGATGCGCATCAAGTTGCTTTGCTAACTGAAGTCGGTGGCAAGTGTACAGTTTGCGGAAGAGCACTGGCAACAAGCATTGATTCAGCCGACACTGATTACAGTCAGATAGTAAACATTGATGGCGAAGAAGTTATCCTGTGTGTCGACTGCGCAAGAAAAGTGAATAGCTACTCGGAATCTCAAAAAGCCGATTTGCTATCACAAAAGGAAGAAATGACGATAAAAACAGCCGTTGTTGATGCTGTCGCTCGTAATGAAATTGAGCGGCAAATCGAAGCAGCCTTGCGCGAAATCGACCAACTTGACGAGACTCCTGAAACAAAGCTCAAAACAGACCCCGCTCCAGTTGAAAAGAAGATAAAAGGAAAACGCCTCAGAAGAGACGTTTTAAATGATGTACTGCCCCTTTTCGATGGTGTCAATGAAATACTGGACAGGCTTTCTGCTGAAGGAGTCTTCAATATAGATAAGCTGGAAAAGAATATTCGAAGGATGTCCGAAGATGCGCTTACTGACCAATTGTCTCAGGACACAATATTCGATGTTCTTGTTGAAACGCTATTTAATAAAACAGGGCGAAGGCATCGAGCTGCCTGCAGAATAGTTATGTCGTATTTCGTCCAAAGCTGTGAAGTATTCGAGGTGCCCAATGAGACTACCAAATAAAGTAACACCGTACTCGAAAAGCGTAATAGCGTGGTTTCCATCTATCCTGAGCAGCCTTGAAGAAAAAGCAATGTTGCCGCAAGATTTGATGGAAGTGCTGGTTACAGAACAGGCCAACATGGGGGATTTTCTCGATGCGCTTGACTGCCTATACGCACTTAACAAAATAGAATTAACTGATGAAGGGAGGCTGCTACGGTATGTTGACGCAAATCCGATGTGATAAATTTCTTGATGAATATCAAATCATTGACTTCAATGCTGGTCTTAATACCGTACTTGGAAGCACTGGTGGCAACAATGCCATCGGCAAATCTACGTTCCTTCAGATTATTGACTATGCCTTTGGCGGCGAAGAATACAGTAAAAGCTACTTGCGTGATATAAAAGCACACGTCGGCGACCATACGATTTTCTTCACGTTTGAGTTTCCAGCGCAACCACCGCTGTATTTTTTTCGTGTAGCATCAAATCCAACAAAGGTATTTCAGTGTGATAAAGCTGGTCATCTCATAGAAGAATTAGATTTAGAAGCATACTGCAAGAAGTTGTTTGAAGAGTATGCTATCGGAATTGCCAATCTAAAGTTTGATGAAATCTGCGCGCATTTCTTCCGTATATATGGAAGAGAAAACACTTTAGAGCAGTACCCGCTCCAAGTGACTCCAAAAGAATCACACGAAAAAGCTGTAGACTTTTTAATACTTCTCTTTGGTGGTAATGCTATTCTTGCGCAGCTTAAGCTCATGGAAGAGCAGTTAGGAGTGAAAGCATCACACCTGTGGTCGCGTCAACGTACTCAGGTTGATATGGAAAAATATGAGGCGAATGAAGAAACAATTCATTCGCTTGAAGCACGTCTCGAAGAGCTAATACATGATAATGAAGAAGCACAGATGTCCTTCTTTGGTTTTGATGAGAAATCTCGCGAAAAAATAAACGCCGCTCAGAAGGAGCTTCGCAGCCTCCTTACCAGACGAGATTACCTGCAGTCACAGGTGCGAATGCTGTCCGAAAACATCTCTGTCAAGAAGCAGGATTCGGAGGATGATTATCAGGCGCTATTACAATACTTCCCTGAAGCTGATTTAAAAGTCTTCTCGGATATCTCTAATTTCCACAGAAAAATACGCCAGATACTTAATGACCAGTTGCGGCAGGAAATTGACCGCATTTCACCTATCATTGAAAGATGCGAAAAGGACATAGAGCGTCTGAAGGAGAAAATTAAGACGACCGGTGTTGCTAAAGCCATGTCTTCACAGATAATCGCTCAATGTGTCCAGATATCCAAATCTATAGACCGGCTCAAAGAAAAGAACGACGAAATTATCCGTCTCAAGGAGCAGCAGGAAGCTCGGACTTTAGCAGAGCGTAAACTGCAGGATTTGTTCACACAGCAAAAGAATAAGCTGGCGGATATAGTAACTTCAATCAATGACACGATGCGGAGTATTAACGGCATTGTGACAGAGGATAAGGAAAAGGAGCCAACGCTCGCAATTTCCGATTCTAAAGATATTACTTTCGGCACTCAGGGTAATACCAGCGAGGGTACTGCCTTCAAGAGCCTTGTTTTGTATGATTTGAGCATTCTTACCCTGTGCCCAATACCGGCGCTCATTCACGACTCCAATATCCTTAAGCGTATCAGTGATGTTCATCTGGAACACATACTGGAGCAATACATAGCAAGTCAAAAGCAAGTATTCATTGCCTTTGACAAAGCAAATTCAACTACTGCTGTCGCTCATGACATTTTAGAAGAGACGGCAGTCATTCGGCTTACTGATGGAAAAGAGCTCTTCGGAAAGTCATGGAGCAAAATTGATTCCACAGTGCAAGAATAAGGAGGACTACACACATGGCAGCCATCCATGGATTACTTAAACAAATCGCCGACCCTGCACTACGTAGTCGGTTAGAAGAGGAATATGCACGTATAACACAAGACAAGAAATTTGGTCTTGTGTTCGAAGAACATATACCCGAATGCACCCCACTCTACGGTGTGCCGGTAAAACGCGGGTCTACTGTTGCTCGAAAAGCAGAAAAGAAAATTGCAGAAGTCTTTTCAATAATAACGATAACAGATGGTGTGGCTGTGTGTCTTAAAACTGGTACGGACGAAACCGTGTCAATACCGGTAGAGGAGCTCGTATCTGTTGCCAAGTTTGGGGAGGCCATCTTCCCCACGCTGCAACCGGTAGATGCTGTTGAAAACGCACCCGATAGCATTCTGTGGCATACTCTTATTGAAGCCGACAACTATCATGCACTTCAGTTGTTGGAGTACCTGTACCCCAACAAAGTGGAGTGCATATATATCGACCCGCCTTATAACACAGGGGCTCGTGATTGGAAGTACAATAACGACTATGTTGATTCGGCAGACGGATGGCGTCACAGCAAATGGCTTTCAATGATGAAGAAAAGACTAAAAATAGCTAAACGCCTTTTATCAGACATTGGAGTCATGATTGTCGCTATTGATGATTACGAATATGCACACTTGGCGATGCTTATCGAAGAATTGTTCCCTGAATATGACACAAATATCATAGTCGTGAATCACCATCCTCAAGGCGGTAGTGGAGATAATATTGCTCGAACTCACGAATATGCGCTTTTTGTTATTCCTCATGGCGCAAAAGTAGTACTCGGCAAAGAGGAAGAAGTAACCGAAGAAGAATGGTCGTTAATGCGAAGCGGCAAGGATCGTCGTAATCACAGATATGGTCGTCCAAACCAGTTTTATGCGTTGTACGTAGATACGAACACACATGAAGTAAAAGATGTCGGCCCTCGCCTCTCAGCAGAAGATGATTTTTCAACTGAGATAACGCCAGAGGGATGGAAGCCTTTCTATCCTATAAGTGGCAAAGACGGAAGCCAACGTGTCTGGAGATATGAACGTTCAACCATGCTTGAAAAAATCAAGAATGGTCTAATCATTTGTACAGAATCGTTCTCATTTAAAGTCAGAGTTATCAAGGAAAATGCGACCAAGAATAAAGCTGTGTTTAGCAATTGGACAGATTCCAGATATAATGCTGGACCAAATGGGACTGATATGTTAACTCAGATATTTAGCGGAGAGAGCGATTTTCCATATCCAAAATCACTTTATACAGTGTTTGATATGGTACAAGCAATTACACAGAAAAAGAAAGACGCACTAATCGTTGATTTTTTTGCAGGAAGCGGAACTACTCTGAATGCAGTTAACCTTTTGAACATTCAAGATGGCGGTACACGTAGATGTATTATGGTTACTAATAACGAAGTAGCCGAAAAAGAGCTTCCTGCGCTTACCGCGTTGGGTTTGAAGCCCGGCGATGAGGGATGGGAAAAGAAAGGTATTTGCAGGTCTGTAACATGGCCAAGAGCTAAATATACCATTTACGGAAAGCGCGACAATGGCGATGTGATAGATGGCGAATACACACTGGACACTCTTGCCCCGCACTCGTCTAAGAGAAAATTTGTTCAGCTAAGTTTCATTGCGCCTGATGCCCTTAATACAATTCAAAAAAAGAAGCAAGTTGTTGCGCTTTTAGGAAAGGACAAACTACCCCAATCCCTTGTGAAAGCGGATACAAAGTATATTGTTTCCGAAAAGCATCGTGCATCAATTCTGTTTGACGATACAGCGTCCAGCGAGTGGCTTGATGCTCTCGATGAACAAGAACAAGTGCGGGAGTTTTATGTTGTGACTCAGAATACAAAACTGTTCAATGGAATTAAGGACGAAATCCAAGAACTACTCGGTGACTTTGTTGTACAAGAGCAAGTCAAACGTCCAATGAGTGATGGTTTTCCGGCAAATGTGGAATACTTTAAACTTGGCTTTTTGGATAAAAACTCCGTTTCGCTCGGCCGCCAATTCAAAGAGATCTTACCGCTTTTATGGCTGAAGTCAGGAGCTGTGGGCAAACGTCCTGAAGTATCAGAGGATGAGCCCGATATGCTTATTCTCCCACAAAACAGATTTGCTGTTCTATTAGATGAAAACAGATATGCCGCATTTATCGAGCAGCTCCCTGCCGAGAGCATTGATACGATTTACTTCGTTACCAATTCGGAAGATGCTTTCCACGATATGTCACTGGGCGTGAAAACCATAAACACGTACCAGCTTTACAGAGACTACGTTGATAACTTTGTTATCGGAAGCAGGAGGAATTCAAGATGAGAGACATACTGTTTACCTTTCAGGAAGATGCAAAAGAGGCACTACAGTCAAAGATAAATAGAGCGCATATGTATTGGAGCGAAAATGAGCCGCAGGTCATTTCATTTTCTGCGCCAACAGGTGCGGGCAAAACTATTATTATGACTTCCTTATTCGAAGACATTTTTACGGGAACGGCTGATGTCATTGCTGACCCTGATTCAATCTTCGTTTGGCTGTCAGATTCCCCCGAATTGAATGCACAGACAAGACTGAAAATAGAGAGCAAGTCTGACAAGTTACGTGCTCAAGATTTGGTTACCATAGAATCAACATTTGATGCCGAGGAGCTGGAATGCGGGCACATATATTTTCTGAATACACAAAAGCTTGGATCTGATAAATTACTGATATCCAAGCGAGACAAGCGCTCGTATACCATTTGGGAGACTCTGACGAATACCGCGAGACACCGCCCAAAGCAACTTTACATCGTAATTGATGAAGCCCACAGAGGAACTGCTCAGTCCACTCAGGAAGCTAACAAAGCGCAGTCTATCATGCAGAAGTTTATCAAGGGTAGCGAAGAAGATGGGCTTTGCATAATGCCACTTGTGATTGGTGTTACGGCTACTCCTGAAAAGTTCAACCGTTTAGTCGAAGGGACGACGTCGACGGTACAGAAGGTGCCGATTTCCTCTGATAAAGTACGGGAGTCTGGTCTGTTGAAGGACAGAATCATTCTTGGTATTCCGAATACCCCCGTAAGTGCTGATATGTCGACTTTTGGCAATGCCATCGATAACTGGATGGAGAAGTGTGCTCATTGGGCAACCTATTATGACCCTGCTAAACAGGAAGATAGAAAAATCAACCCCATCCTTGTTGTTCAAGTCGAAGACGGTAGTAGCAGCGAAGCTACACGCACAGACATTGGCGCTTGTATTCACATGGTTGAGGAAAAGCTGGGGCGAGCCCTTACCATTGGCGAGGTTGTTCACACTTTCAATGATTACGGAAACATTCCTGTTGGCGACCTAATAGTTCGGCAGGTAGACGCTTCGCGTATTGAAGAAGATGAGAGAATAAAGATTGTATTTTTCAAGATGAACCTTTCGACGGGCTGGGACTGTCCTCGCGCCGAAACTATGATGTCGTTTAGAGGTGCACAGGATGCGACGTATATTGCCCAGCTCCTCGGCCGAATGATTCGTACACCTCTCGCTCGGCGTATTAAAACCGATGCTTTCTTGAATGATGTCAGCCTATATCTTCCGCATTTTGACAAGAAAACCGCAGAAGATGTCATCAAGGCTCTGCGCGATAATGAAGCTGTTTACCCGGGAGAAGTTGGAACAGACAAGGAATTTATCACGCTTAAACAGAATTTAGCGTTTGCCGATGTGTTCGCTGGCATGACCAAACTCGTCACATATCAAATTGATAATAACCGCAAGCAAGCCTATCTGCGTTTGTTCATGAACATCGCTCGAAATTTAACGATGGACGACATTGTGCCAACCGCGCAACGCAATGCTAAAAATGCAATTACAGCAAAAATGGAGACCGAGATTGCAAGAATCAAAACATCCGGACACTTTGAGGAAATACGTTCGAGCTTAACGGGCTTCAAAATGGGCACTATGACCTTTGGGTATGGTGATACTACCTATATATATGACGAGAACGCCCGGGTTACCGAGACCGTAGAATACGATATTGCGCGGCATTTCGATCAAGCCGGAAAAACTCTTGGGGAAGGACTGCATAGAGAATATTGGGGTAAACACGCCGACGAGGATCACATTGACGTGAAAATTGACATCATCGTTCTGGCAAATGACGTAACTGCAATGGAAAACCTAAGCAGTTTTGCCGAAGCAGAATTTATTAGACTGTATGAAGAGAACTCCCGCGCCATCTCGCAGCTTTCCGATGCCAGAAAAGCTGTCTATGACAGAATGATTCATGCTTCAGCTCAACCGATACCGACTCCGTGGAGCTTGCCGTCTACGATAGACTTTACCATCGGAGAGGGCGCAGAAGCCTTCGATAAGCATCTTTATTGTCGCGAGGATGGTTCCTTTGCCGCTAAATTAAATCCATGGGAAAGTGGCGTAGTGCACGAGGAGCTTAGTAATGGCGCGGTGTGCTGGCTAAGAAATCTTGACCGTAAAAACTGGGCTTTAGAAATTCCCTATGAAGTCAACGGCGTAGCTACCCCGATGTACCCTGATTTGCTAATTGTCAGAGTTGATACGTATGGTTACGTCTACGATATTCTTGAGCCGCATGACGATAGCCGAAAAGATAACTGTCCAAAGGCAGTCGGTCTTGCTAAGTTTGCCGACAAACACCATGATGCATTCGGACGAATTCAACTGATAAGAGAGAAAAACGGTCCGGATGGACACAAACACTTTTATAGGCTCGATATGTCGAAGGTATCAATTCGCAACAAGGTACGTGGTATCACAACCAATCCAGAGCTTGATCGGATTTTTGACGAGGATGGTATCTGTGAAGATTGATACTACAAATATCATCACCGGAGTATTTCAACACGAACTCGAAAATCGCTTTCGGTGTGTGGTAAATATTAACGGCACAGATGAAATTTGCTACGTTGCTTCGTCATGCAAATTAAGTAATTTAATTAAACTCACCGGAAGAGAAGTCCTGCTAACACCAAGTATAGGATGTACTGCGCTCCAACATACTCTATTTGCAGCAAGGCTAAGAAGGAAAACAACTATACTTAATCTTTCTGTTGCAAATAATGTTGTTTTTGAGGAGCTTCGTAGCAAGCGATTTGCATTCCTTGGAAAAAGGAAAAGCCTTCAAAAAGAAGTGCTTTTGCAGCAGTATCGGGCAGATATCTTTATCAGCGATACGAATACAGCTATAGAAATAAAAACCGTAATTACATCAGAGAAAAGAGCGGTATTCCCATCTGTTAAATCTGCAAGAAGTGTACATCAACTCGAACGCATTAAGGAATTGTTGCTACAGGGGTACAAGGTATGTTATATGTTTGTCGCCCTTAGCCCTGAAGTAAAAAGCGTGGTGCTCGATCACACTGCGCCCTTTTACACGGCTTTTCTTGATTGTGTAGATTGTGGAATGAGTTATTATGCTTGTTCTCTGAAGCTACACGATGACGAGATCACCGTGGCAGCGACTCTGAAAATCGAGCTATAACCCAGAACGTATCAAACCTTTTAATTTTATCATATCTTTTAATTATTCGTCCTCACTCTCTCAAGGAGGGTAAGTAGCCTCTCGACTGCGCTAACGAGCCTCACAATTTTATATAACAAAACAGGGCTTCCGGAGTCGGCGATTGACCACGGAAGCCCTTAATTCAAGCCTTTTTTAGCCTTTTTCGGCTGGAGAGGGCTTTTTCTAATTGTATCAAAATTTGCATTTACATAGAGCCGTGCTGCGACATAGGAAGTCACTGCTCGAAATCCCAATATTCCCGTTTGCCGAGTGCACACCCAATGCACACCCCCAAGTTTCCGTTTGCCGAGTGCAAGGTGTAATCAAGTTATATGCTCCGTTTACAGGGCTTTTTCTTTGCACTCTGCAAACGGGAGGAAACAAAAAAAGCCGCCAGAAAGCCCTGCTACCAAGACCTTCTGACGGCTACCGTGTGCAAAATAAAAACGCCAGCATTGTATCAATACTGACGTTCTTATATGGTGGACCTGAAGGGATTCGAACCCACGACCTCTCGGATGCGAACCGAACGCTCTTCCAACTGAGCTACAGGCCCATGTGTGTGATGGGACTGGAGCT